ACAGAGTGACCACCTTATACTTAAGGGATTGCGTGCAATTAGGGCTTCAATGGCTGTGTTAGCTGAAAATGATTTTAAGGATTTGGCTAAAGGTGACGAAGTAAAGGCTTTTGAGCTTTATCAAGAAGCCATGAGTAAAGAAATGCTGAGGCTTGAGAACAGGGACACCAAAGTTAAGGGCGATGATGTTCGGAGGATCAAATAGTCATGGGCGAATATACAGTTACCCGTCCTGACGGATCGGTATACGAAGTAACAGCAGACAGCCAGGAAGAAGCTGGCAAGAAGCTTAGTGATCGGCTGTTGAAAGAAGCCAAAGCCAAAGGTCGTGCCGAACTACAGGAGGCTCCGCTTTGGGCTAAGCCACTTATGGCCGTGGACGACATAGCTAAGGCAGGAGTAGATTCATATACGCTCGGAACAATTCCGGCTGGTTTGGATTACATGTTTGGTGGCGATCGAAAGCAAGAGGTAGCTGTTGCCCGCGATAGGCTTGGACCCTATTCTGTTCCTATTGACATGGCGGCTGGCGGAGCGAACCCAATTAGCTTAGCTAGAACATTGGGACGTCTGGGCGGCGGGAAGATAGCTCGCGGCGCGCTGAATTTAGTTGGCTCTGGCGCTCAGGGTGCCATCGAGGGCGGGATATCGGCGCTCGCAGCGGGCGAGTCCGTACCGGGCGGAGCGGGCATCGGGCTGCTGTCCGGCGCGGCGGGATCGGGTGCGTCGCACGCGATGGCGGGTCTAGGCAACCGAGCGGCCAAATGGTGGAAGGGCATTGATGATTCGCTACTTCCAGCTAATCCGGCTAATCTGCCGGGGAAGAATCCAAGCCCGGCTAGACGTGTAGAAAAAGCTGTCATGGACGTAGAGAATACACGTCAAGGCGGCACACAGACACAATACCAAGATGCGATCGCCAAGGTAAATCCACGCGGATTTAGGCCGGAAGGGAAGGAAGCTCTAGGGGAAATTGTGAAGGGTGATCCGGCTACTCGGGGATTTAAGAGGGCAGGGGATTTCGTTGAGGCGAATACGATGGGGGCGTCATTGGGCGCGGGAGTGGGGTCAGGCGATCTTTGGGCGGCATTAGGCACTATGGTTGGAATGCCTGCCTTGTCGGGTGCCCTTCATTATACTTCTAAGCAAGGCACCAAAGAAGGTGTTGAAAACTTACGCCGCATGTTGCTTAAGCATCCGAAATACGAGGGGATACTAAGCAAGACAGGCAAGGACAAACTGTCCAGCGGCATCCGCAGAACTCTGATGGAAGAGTTGGAAGAAGAACGCGGCTATTGATCCTTCTTGAAAAACTGGAACACCGCTTGCGCGATGTTTTCCTTAGCTTGCAAAGCCATCGTAACCCTATGGTCAAGCTGTGTTCCCCACACGTCAATATACAGACAACTTTTTGTTTGTCCATGACGGTGCATTCGGTCTTCTATTTGGCTTCTATCGTCTAGAGAGTAGGAATTCTCAGCGAATACCATCGTACTGCACTTATCTTCTTCGCTCGGGCCTCCGAGAAGAGTGTGTCCGTACTTCCCGGCGCGGGATTGGACTAGAATTATTTGGCAGTCTTCGTCGTTGTTGAACTTGTCCTTGTTCGCCTGTATTTCTTCCGGCGTCATTCCGCCGCTTATAAATGTCGGGTTGAAATCAGCCAGGGATCGCTGTAACAGGCTGAGCGTGTATCGATGAATATATGGAACTATAACTTTACCCGGCGCTTCCTCCACCAATTCTTGTACCAATAGGAACCGTGGGTTCTCCTCGGGGGGTACCAATTCTTGGATGGTGCCATCTTCCTTGATTATAAACCCAGATTGTATCTGGGCCAGCTTTATATATTTCGTTATGAAAGCTTCCACCGCGACGATTTCAGATTCGTTAAGCCAAAGAACAAACTCATCCTCCATACTTCTATACATGGATTCTAATTTTGGTGTTAGCTGGTATTGACGCGAAGTGTACATCTTATCGGGCAAATCAGTCCAGTCTTTCTTGGACGCCCTAAATATAAACTTCTCTATGGTAGAGGCTAATAACTCCTCGTTCTGCGCGCCCACAACTTTCTTGCCTCGGAACCCACCCATCCGGCAGAACGTGGTCTTGAATGGGAAGTATTTGGTACTCACAGCGCCTATTGTCTTCATCTGCGCCCAAAGATCGTGGGGACCTTGGGTAACGGGCTTGCCAGATAATAGGCGGCGATACTTGAATAGACCGGCCATAGCTAATACGGCCTTAGTCTGCAAGCTATTGTACGTCTTTATTTGGATGGATTCGTCCACCACCAACATACAATCACGATTATTGGTGAATGATATTATATACTGCATTACGTGATCCTTCCGGATCGCTTCGTAATTGATGATCAATACGGGCGGCTTGTTGTATCTGAACTTCAAGAACTGGCCATTTTCATAATCGGAACCGGAGTTGAAAATGTGTGGGTGGACTTTTAACCCATGCTTTCCGATTTCATCTAGCCAACCAGTCTTGAAGCTGTTTGGACATATAACCACCATCCGGGTAGCTTTGCCCTGTTCAACTAAGTCCAGAAATTCGGTGAGTGCGGTAAGGGTCTTCCCTAGACCCATCTCCATGTAGAAGGCAAACCCAGGTTTACCCCAAGAGGACTGTAGTGCTTTTCGTTGAACTTCCAGCAGTTGCATGATGTACCCTACTTGGTTCGCCGTCCACTTGATTCATCCATCGAATGCATAGAGTTCTAATAGTAATGTTGTGGGTTTCGATGTAGTGTAATAGTGCATTTCTTAGGGTCAACCGATGGAGCCGAGTGTAATGGTTGCCCAGGTTGGCTTCCATAGCCAAGAAATGGTAAGCCTCCAGCATGTCTGCCAGCTTCACTATCATTTTGACCTGATCGCTAGCATCAGTATACCACGCCGTCGCGCTGACGTCAAGTACCTTTTCGTTGGCGTTGATATAAGCTTTTGCGGGGGACGGAATATCACCAATAACGGCCTCGTCATCGTCATGATGAAGCGCCGCTTGGGACAGTTCAAACATTTCTTCGTAGTCTACTAAGCCGAAATATGGAGCCAGCTTCATACATATTCGCTGCACGTTGAAACAATGCTCCGCCACGGATTGCGTCTGGGTAGTTCTTACTATACCCCAACGCTTGACTACGCTAAGCCGGTCGTCCAACTCGTGTAATAGCGATTCATTTTGGTCCATGTTCTACTCCTTGCATACGTAATGCGACATAAGCTAGGAATGAAAAGTTCGCCTGATCCATCAATTCGATCAGCGAGTTTTCATCAAACTTGTCCTTATCCATCTGCTCCTCGAATTCTGCTATTTCCATTCGGAGCAGGTCCATTATTTTGGGAATAGTCTCTTTGGTTGGAGTCTCCTTGTGGGAGTTCTTATCCAACTTAAGTATCATCCCCATGAAGAATTCGTGTAAGTGCTCTCTATATTGCGCTATAGAGTCAGGAACTTGTATAAAGACGCTGATCGGCATTGCTTCCTCCCATTACAAGAACGATAGTTCACCCTGTTTGGCCATCAGATTAGAGCTAACATCAGTTACTCTTGGCCCGTATCCGAACAGAAACAGAAAGTTCTTCTTCATATCTTCCCTAGCCTGCCTCAAGCTGTCCACCAGCGATTTCTGGTCGGCGTCACTTAGATAATCCATGTGACTTACAAACACAAAGCTTGGGTCATTAGCGTAGCAAGCTTCGTAGAATTGTTGCATGGAGAATGTTGCGACGCGCCTAACACGCTTCGTTACCGTGGTAAGCTCGGGCTCCACATTTAGGTCCTTCCAACTTACCTCTTGTTGGTCGGGGTACCAATTACCACTGGAATGACCATCCACATTGCCCACCCGGATGGGGAATGTACGGATTGCCATGTATACTTCGCTCAGCATTTTAGGAGGAATGCGGGCATCCGCCAATCCTTGCATGACGGTGCATTCGCGGCTGGTCACTTTGGGATAGAACGGGGAGTTGATCCCCAAACTAAACCCCTGGGCTACTTCCATAAAATAAGAGTGTTGCTCCGGCTTCAGTCGGTGATTCTGTATTATCACATTGGGTGCAATGTTGCACAGCGAATTGCCGGCGATAGCTCCGGTAATCCGCAATATCTTATTTGATAATGCTGATCCAGTGCCGCTTCTGGTACCTGCGACTGCGGCTATAGAACCGCTGTGTTCCGCTAGCTTATCATCTGTTGTGACTATCGCGGCGTTAGGGTGCACGAATATAGGCAGATTTGGGAATCGGTTGGCCTCTTCCTTGAGGATAACCGGATCAATAACCGCGCCAGCCGACAGATATGCCGGGAGGATATGGCCCTTCATATACAGATAGGCGGCAAATGAAGGCAGTTGCTTTACCACCACTTGTTCACTATCGGCGTAGAAAGTGTGCCCGCTGTTGGGACCACCGCTATAAATAGCGCCGGAGAAGTGATGGGCCAGGTCGTGTCTTAGGGCGTAATCAGCCACCCAAGCGGCTAAGGCTCCCTTGCCAGTAGACCCGAATTGGCCGTCCACCACACAATGGACTCCGGTATCCTGTATTATAACACTATCTGTTGTCATTTGGCACCTTGCCTTGGAGCATCGCTGCGAGGGCGGTGTAACCAGCGGCATCGACATAATTATCCTTGCCGTTGCCGTGCACCGAACGTGCGATCTTAAGCAGGACCATCATTTGGGCTGTTTCGTCGGCGGTCACTTCGGTCCAACCGCGAACAATGCAGGCGTGGCGAATATACACCGACCACAATTCCGCCACCATGGTGAATAGTGCTTCGGCATCGCCGTGCTCGACGCCCTTGCTCTTAACCGCCTGTAGGGCTTCGCTGAGGATAGCTTCGCTATGCTTGGGCTTTACTTGCTCGATTTCTTTGGCTGGCTCTGATTTCTTCTTCATCACTTTCTCCTTGAGTTGTAGTATTGAACTAGCTGGTCGTGGAACGACATGTCGCTGGTGGTAACCGAGAAGCATTCCTCTGGTTTGATCGTCATCGCCGGTTCGTGGAAGTAATACACACCATCTTTATAACCTATCATCATAGGAATGGCATGGCCCGTATTGTGACTTACGTATTTGATCCTCTCTAGTTCTACCTGTTGCCTTAGCGATGGTCCGAATGTGGACCCCCGGATAATCTTGACCTCCGCGAACATGACCGGCAATCCAAATGGGATGAAGATCATATCCAATATGCCCACCCCGTAAGAGTCCTCGATGCGGCGCGCGTAACCGTTGGATTCGCGCACCGATCTTACCATTTTACGTTTAACGTCGGACTCATTCATTAACTGGCTCGTAAGTTGCTTTAAAAATGTCCGGCTTGCAGGGGTAATTTTCGCCTTGAACGCCGGTGATGATCCAGTCGCCGGGGCATACGATGTGCCCGCCTTCTTTAGTATCGATCCAGCCGTGCGCATTCATAATCACGTTGCAGTGTTTGCAATAATCGAGTCCATGAACGTCGGGGCGTCGGAAGTAGCGAACCAAACCGCCTTCCCATTTTCGCTTGGCGGCTTCCTCCCCGGATAGGGTTACGGGTTGTCCGTTTTCAACGCTGATGCGGCTCTCAGAATAGTCGAGGGGATGGTCGCCATTCTTGAACCACTGCGTCGCATCGATCACAACCGGCTTCTTTCTGAATTTCGGCATGTTACTCTCCTAGCTCTGCTTTATTGTGCCACCATTCGGTGACTACGAATGTGCGATTACCGTTCTCGTCGGCGTCGGACATTGAAACCGTCTGAGATTTTGGTAACCATACTTCCTTCTTCATCCCCATAACCGGTTCAATTAGGTAAGCCTTAGCCGTGGTTACTTCGATGCGTGCCTCCAACTCGACAGTTGGGTCGCCTTGACGGTATGCCATTTATTCCTCGTATTTGTCTAGCTTGTCGCCGTAGGAAGCCCTAGCCCAATCCTTACCGGAGCCAAGGCCAAATGGGATGGGAACCTTCAATTTTAGCTCGTGGGCCACATCTTCGATCAGCCCGATAACTGTTTTAGGATCGTGACTTGGGTCCCGCTGCCATAAAAGACTATCGTGAATCGTGAGTAGGACCTGGAACTGTCCAGGGAAGATGTCTTCGTACTGGCAGGAGCGTAATAGGCACATCTTAAGATGCTCTCCACCGACGTTCTGGATGATTCTAGACACGGCACGATAGGAGAATTTTGGGTCGTCACAATAAGCACGTCGCCCGAGGATAGTTCTAACATACCCTCTCCTCCTAAACACCAGCACGGCTTGATCCTGGAACGTCTTGATCATTGGGAAGGCGTCGGATAGGAATGTTCGATGTGCCGCGCGTGCCCGCTCCAAGTCCCAACCCATGTGTCCCGCAAGCGTAGGCGGGCTCATCATGGTTAGCATGCCCATCGCCATTCGCTTAGCTGTATCTCTGTCCAGATTAAGCAATTGAGATGCTCTGTCGTGGATATCCATTGTACCATTTCGGTATCCATCAACCAACGCGGGGTCGTTTGAATAGTGAGTAAATAATCTAGGCTCTTGTTGTTTGGCGTCAGCCTCCTCAATAACGAAGCCATCATCGGGAATAACGAGCTTTCTAACAACTCTGCCGACTTCAATGTTCCGTTTAGGGAAAGCTTGCAGGTTAGGTTCAGAGCAGGAGAATCTAACACCGGCTACTCCGTAATCGTCTGATTTAGATTGATTAAGAATTGGATGGACGCGACCCTCAACGTTGTGCGTGTCGATAAGAGGGGTGATGAAGCTATCGCGCGCTTTCTCCAATCTCCGAACTGATAGGATTGTGTTACCGATATCGTTAGTCCCGAGCCACTTTTCAGTGAAGGATATGGCCCCGGTGCTTGTTCGCGAGAATTTGTCATCGGTGTATCCATTAATTCGGTACAGTTGCTCGACTGCTTTAGGTGAGCGGACGTTGAACCCCGGCACAAATACCTTGCTCGCCTCAGCGATGGCCTCGCCTATTTCCCCGACCACCCGGCCGGAATATTCGGAGTCGATCTTCAATCCTCGATGGTGTATCCTCGCCACGTAAGGCAACAGATCGCACTCTAATCGCCACGGTATTCGCAACTCATCATTGTCCAGGATAGGCTGCTGCGCTCTCCATAGCTCGAGGGTAGTTATGCCGTCGCCAGTGGCATAATCCACTACGATTGGGTGGTCGCCCTCTAACCGCCAAAAGAACTTCATCTGCTTGCGGTCTGGGATACCACCGAATCGCTGCGCTAATAGCGCGTATACCTCTGACCCCTTCTTGGATGTTACCTTGCGGCGAAGGGCACACTCTTCTAAGCTGTAGCTCGGGGTTATGTCGCTGATGATCGCCTCGTTGATCATCGTGTCTTCTAATGGAGAAGTAAGTACAACGCCATGCCTAAGACTAATGCGCAAATCAAAACCCAAGTTATGGCCACAAGTACGTAGACCACGTTCCCCCCTAGTTCTGAAAGCCGCTGCCAACTCAGATTCGAATTCCTCAACATTTGGTATGTTCCCCCCTGCTTCGTGCCTAACGGGCACATAAATTGAGTGATCTTCATTAGTTATCACCCAACCGCACACCTTACTGTGGATATCTATTCCAGTAGTCTCCGTATCGAAGGCTAGAATTTTGGCCTCTCGGATTAGCCGCAAGGCTAGCTCCGGATCGATTAGCTGTTTCATCGACACTCCATAAAAATGGGAGTGGGCATTTGCGCCCACTCCAAGTAGGGGCGCGCTTAGAACGGGATATTATCCCCGTCCATCCGTTTGCCGGCGGTAGTGTTGTCGAACGCTGGCTTATCGGGTTCCTCATCGCTCTCGTCGTTAGCACGCCAGCCCTCCTTGCCGAACTGGTCGTACATTTCGCTGCAGATTTCCGCCGTCTTCTCGTCGGCGTATCCAGCCCCGGTGTAAGTAAAGTTGAAGTAGGGACCCTCAGCGCCTTTCTGCTGGACGGAGCCGATGGTGTAAAGCTGGCAGAAGTGTGGGACTGGTTTGGAATCGATCCTGGACAGCAACTGTTGCATCGGCTTGACGCTGGAACGCGTGTTGATGATGATGGAAGGGCTGAGTTCTGGGAAGTCAACCAAATGCCACATCATGTTGTAAGTTAGGCTCGCCGCAGGCGGCGAATTGGCATCGCCCGGAATGGAAGTGCCGAATTTGTCCAGCCCGGATTCCGCCACCGTATCTTTGGTGTGGTAAGTTACTGGATTGGGTGAGCCTTTGGGCTTCACAGTGAACTCGACGTTGGCCGGGTCCCAATGAATGCCATCCATCGCGCGGGCCAGAATACCTCGGTCGTCATTCCGGGGTGCCCACAGAACAAACGACTTGCGGATGATGATGGGAACAGCCCTGATGGTCGGCCCCAGGTTCTGCTGCGCGATAGTGTGCCAGAACTGCCCAGCTTTGGCCTCCGTGAAATCCACCAATTCAGGCGAGATTGCCTGCATCAGTTTGATTCTCGGAATGATGCGATCGGTGGAATCGACGTTGCCGATCTTGGACTTCTGGTACTGAGCCAAATGCGCAGGAATACCTGCGTTAGTCTTCGCTACATCGTTGCTCATTACTTCACCTTCGTGATGCTTGTGTACGTCATGATGTTCGTTGTGAAGATCGGAGCCGGGAGGTCGGTTCCGTCGTTGTTCAGTTCTTTGGCCAGCGCGCCGAGGGTCTGCGCGTTTACAGTTTCCTGGATTACTCCGCCGTGACCATTGCTGCGCAGCCATTCGAACCCGGATTGCTTGTCGGGCATGGAAGCAGACCAGCGCGTCCCGAGGGTAACGCGGCCGACTCCTTCGATGGTGACGTTGCGGATATTGTGCGCCCTCATTACATCGGGCACATGTTCTCGCGACAGCTTTTCCTCGATCTGGCTGAGGACTTCGCGGGATTCCTTGATCAAGGCAGTTACCTGCCGCAGCTTGTCGTAGTGCTTGATCACTTCGATGTGATCGTTGGTGGCAACCACTTGGTTGGTCTGGTCCCTTATATCCCCTGCAAGTCGGGATAGGGAACCACACACATTACTGAGTTCTAGTAGGGTTTCCATCTTCATGTTCTACACTCGTTGCACCGGTCATGGATTTGACCGTGCAGATAGTGTAGCACGCCGGGGGCGGCCTGTCAAGATATCTTTAATATGTGGCGCTTTAATCTTTTCCCAGATTGGGGCTTATACCTATGTAGGCATTGCCGATACCACTTCTTTTTCTTGTACTTGACCGCCATGTCGTGAGCCGTTTCGGTCCAGGCACAAATTTCGCAGGGAACACCATTCGCCATGTTATCCTCCCAAATAAGGCGAAGGCCACCGTGATTGGGTACGGTGGCCTTCTGGGCAATCGAGAATCGGAACTGGGGGCTACGGTTCTCGACTACCTTACGCTGCGGCTTGCTTCTCAGCCGCCGCTTTCGCTGCGCCGGTCAACGCGACCTTCGGGAGAGCGACCTCCACTTCCGCGTCGTCCAGACCCACCAGCTTGCCGTTCTTGCGGGCAAACGTCGCCAGCATGTTCCGAAGGGTCATACGAGCGCGACCTTCGGCACCGTGCCGCTTCTCAGCGACCTGGCCCTTGTAGTGGTCGACCTTCTCCTGCGCGATTCCGTTCTTGGAGCACAGTTCGAAGAACTTGTCGAAGCTGAACCCCTTGTCGTCGGCGCATTGCGCCTTAATGAACATCGCGAGCGGGTCTTCGCCGCCGTTCTTGTATCGGCCGGAGTACTTGGACGGAACAATCGACTTCGTGGTCTTCACTTCCGTCTCGGCTTCCGGCGCTTTGGTCTCTTCACTCATTACAGTCTCCTGTTATTGGGGTCCATCCCCTACACGCGACTATATCACAGCCGCGCGTTGCTGTCAAGTACCCCTTGAATATTATAGGTTGCCAAATCTTCCTGAGTTCCCTCTCCACGGTTTCGCCCCTTTAAATTCCGATGTATTTGGCCCGAAGTCATCATCGCTGAACTCAAACCGGGATTCCAACTTCACCCCTATAGCATTGCCGAATTCTTCGGTGAGGGTACCTATTTTGGATTTGAAGCGCCAGTATTTGGACGATCCGTGCACCCAAGCCTCTATCAGCCCGGCGCTTGTAAATTCCTCAAATACATGTCGGGGTTGGACAAATCTAATTCGCGCTGATTCGCAAGTATCACTAACCCGCTTGTTAAATTCGGCTGTGGTGAATGGAGCTGATATGTCCAAATCTTCCCAGATGCGTCCTTCCTCGACAATTGCCTTAGCAACTCGCCTAGCGTAAGACATGTTGGATTCAATGATGTGACTGTCAGAACCAGAGGAAAGTGCTGTATTTTCAAGGTCATGACGATTTACTCCCATCGTATTGAAGATGTACATGAAGTGCTCCTTAACATCCATGCGGTGAATGAACGCATTAAACTCGTCGAAGAATGGCTTGAGAGTAACCGTCCAATTCTTAAACCCCTGCTCGGTCTGCTTCATGAAGTCCTTGTCGTATGTCTTCATGTAGAACAAAGCGCGGTCTTGTGTGTTCTGTTGGCCGATGTTCATGTCAAATCGATTGGAGGCGAATACCACGCGGGCAAATATGCGGTAGGTTCGTGCGGATTGGAACTTCTCGGCCCCGCCAAGGCGATCGGCGCGGATCAATTTCTTGATTTCGTCGGTGCTAGCTTCACTATAGAATTTCGCTTCGTCTATGAATACGAACATTTTGTTGATAAATGGCTCCACAGAAAATGCACCTTCTAGGATTTTCGGTGACGCGGAACCCCATTGGTTCTGAAATAACTGCTCCAGGAACACATTCCCAAAGAAAGATTTGCCAATCCCTTGGCCACCAATCAGTACCGGAGCAACTTGTTGCTTCTGGCCAGGGAACTGAACTGTCCAAGCGATCCATTGTTTTAGCCATTCCGCTTGCTGTTTATTGCCTTGGCTTAGGTATTCAAATAACTGGTCCATCATAGAATTACACTTAGCCAATAGATTAGGGTCCGGATTTTGGCTTGGTAGAATAGGCCAGCCGCGCCAAGTGTTGAACACAGTCATCATACCGGATTCGTTATCTTGGTCGTCCGGAATGATACCGCCTGCGCGGGATAGTCTGAATATAGAGCCTGGTTTAAAATCGGGGTAGAGGTCTCTTCCACCTACTCGTCTTCGCAGCGGCGATGACTCAAACAGCTTGAACACAGGCTTCATCTTGCCCGCTACTTCCATAAGGTCATTTCGGTGTCTGCGATCAAGTTCAGCCCCATCGTGAACGAATCCCGATATGGTGTAGAATCGTTCTCGGTCAATGTACTTGTCATCGGTTTCATCGTAAATATAACGATCCGCCATCTTCGTGAGAGGCGAAACATCCACACCCGGCATGAACACTGTTCGTAAGGCAAGTATACTCTCTGTACCGATATCACCTTCCAGCGCGGGCCAGCCGGGAATTTTAGCATCCGGATTATTCTCCAGCTTTTTAATAGCGTCACGGAATACTCGCTTTCTCATGAAGGCTTCGTGGTCGCCTAATTCGCCACATAGGAAGTCCAACATGGACTCGGCCATTTCGGGCGTACCAACGGGGCAATAAGTGCCGCGCGATACGTTGTCGTTTTCGTTGATGCCTCTGGATTCGCGCACTAAGCGCGCAAGCCAACCAGCTACCTTGATGGCTAAGTTCTGCCGGGTACCTTCAACCCAATGGGGCTGTAGAATATATAGGAAGGTGCCGAATGCGATGCCCGTAATCAGCGATGAGAAGGCCGTCTTTCTTGGGGTGGTAGCGGCGACTTCACCAACCGAGATAGCAGCCTTGCCGGTATTCGTGTACCATACCGAAATATCAAATTCGCCTGATTTGGTCTTATGAATATAGATACTTCCGGGCATAACGGTTTGGCGCGCTTCTTTGATAGTATTTTGTGCCTCTGGCGGAACCGGTCCCATGGAACGTAGTTCGCACTTATATCTTTTACTATCCAACTTGAACTCATTGGGTTCAAACTCCTTCATCATGTCGTAGTTTGCTAGGTCAGATTCGCTCAGCTGAACCATAATGTGGGATGGGACATTCTTGGATAACCGCCCAAAGGCGAACCTAGTGTCGATATCCAGGAAGTTGAATGCGCTTAGTATACACTTGTTGTAGCGGGGGTCTTCGGCGTCGATATCTACGTCCAACCAGCCAAATTGTAGGTTGAAGCCTAGATTTAAGACCCTCATATCGGGGTCGTCGATCCATTCTTGGAGATTAGTGTCCTTGAATTTCTTTTTGTGCCAATCCGTAGTGAACGGATTTTTGCCGGACATTTGTAGAAATACGGCACCGACTTGTATGAAATTGTTGTTTATCTGGGCGGTGATACTTCGCTGCTGGTTTATTGTCTTCTCATCAGCATCGCTAAATGCGAATCCACCCTTGATTTGTTCCATGAAGTCCCCATTTGCCCCACCGCGACGAGGGGGTTGGCCAACCCTTGGTCCTCGTCGCGGCTTGTCAGGGGCACAGATAGCAGTATAGCACAGCCGTGGTCGGCTGTCAAGATATTAATGACTATTCAAGCGACGTGGACAGGTCTTGTAGTGCCTCGGCGTGAGTAAGACCCTCAATTTCTACTTCGTTGACCAAATTAAGGTATTCCAAATTGGGTTCATCCCACTCATCTATCCAACCAGTGTACTTTTCGCCCTCATCGCCTTCGCGCCAGTCGTCTTCTTGTTCGGAGAAGTAATTTTTCATGCTTTCTAGGATATTGTCACAAAAATCCCTTGCGTTCTTAAGGGCATTGTTATATGCTTGAATCTTGTCGTTAAGTTCGTCGACATACTTATTCAGTTCAAGTAACTTTTCGTTCACGGCGTCTTTCGCCTGGTCTAGCGAAATCACCAGTTTCTCTACTTCATTTACTTGTTCTGCGGACAACTCTTTCATTGTCGTCTCCTTGTGCGCTGCGGGCGTATGATACGCCGTGGGCTGCGGGGTGGGCCAGCTATGTCAGCAGCTGGCGGGGTGGGACAGCGCACCGCGTACGGTACGCCGCCCCGTGGCGTAGCTACCCACCGGCTGAGGTACCTGTGCCGGGGGCAGCTACGTTTTGGGCTTGTATTTCTTCTCTGCCAATTCTAGCCATTCTCTACTCATTCTGTATTCATCGGGGCTCATATTCTCCGGCATCCGTAACTTGCCGCCGTTCTCCCTTATCTTCTTGGCGAGCAGATTTCGTCCAGTCATACGAAGGCGGCCTTGCCATCCCTTGGCAATACGATCGTACTTCGTTAAACTTACGCCGTTAGCGACACAGATCGCTTCGAACAGGTCTATGTTCGTGCCCGCTTTGTTGAGGCATATGTTGTTGAGTAGAATGGCCAGTTCGTCCCCACAATGGGTGGGGTGCCCAAACTCCGAATATGTAGCCCGATATCGATTCGTCACCACCGATCCTTTGGGTGGCGGGTTTAGTGCCTTCTCAGCGGCTTCGTCCCACTCGTCGTTCCAACGAGCAAAATCGTCGCTCTCTTCAGGATAGGGACAATCCCCGGCCGGAACACCCTCCTTGTGAGCAACGGTACCACTTATGTGTACCCCGCTTATTCTATCGCTGGCTTCTTCCTCCGGAGGGGGCGCTCCTAATGGCATTACCCAGTGGTCTTCTTCCGCCTCAATGATTGCCCATATTTCGCTGGGTGAAGCAGGGGATTCCCTCATCATCTTGCCAGTTATTCGATTCGTTAGAATTACATCCAAGTTTATATGGTTGGTCACCATCTTGTAGTCTGGATTGTGGTGTAGAATGCTTTGGGTCGCGCGCATTTCGTCTAGCGCTTCGTCCACAGAGTGAGCGAATAGCTCAACCGATTGCTGAGGCCAGAATATACGGAAACGATGGCTAGATTCCGCGCTTAGATGGCAGCCAATGGCCATTGCCTGCTTGATCTTCGTGTGATGAATATTCATGTGCCTCCTCCATGTGACAGTGTAGCACAGCCGCGTGTCCTTGTCAAGCCATGCTTCCTAGCAGTTTATCTGCTATGTCACGTAATGCTCCCACATAACACGCTTGGCTGGTTTTACACGAATTCTCATCGGTGGTGAACCATTTGTCGGGAAAATCTCCATCCAAATCGCAGTAATACCAGCCGGGAACTGGGTCCTCGCGCCATTGAATCATAACGCGATGGTCATAACTGCACATTTCGCCGCGCATGGTGTGAATACCAGCCTTCTTATTGGCGTGCTTATTGTTTATAGTTCCTATACCTTTATCCTTCCTTTCCTCTATAAATGCCAGCGCCTTGTTCAATGCGTCGGGGGTTAGATAAGTCTCTTGGAATCGTTCTGTTCCCATACCGATTTCCGCCTGCCGCACGTTCTTGTAGTGTGGCGAAGCTGGATTGTAAATATGGGTTATGGTGCGCCTATCCACGTTGTATATAGAAGACAACGCGTCCCTGGTAAGTCCCTTCCGGTATAGGGCAAGTATTTCGCACCTTTTAGGGAAGTCCAATTTGGGAGCGAACCTATTACTTCGGATAAAGACAAGGGAAACGAGCGCTAAGCGCTCGTCCCTGGTCATTCCGGTGTCGGTGTGGGGGTATAAGGACGCCAACTGATCTATGGTTGCGTCCCCATTCAGCCCCGCCTTGGAAACCATGGCCTCGATTGTAGACTTACAATCTGGTTCCAGGTTGTTGATTACTTCGGACAGCTTCATTCATCCTCACTCTCTACCTTTGGGAACATCTCGTTCCACTCGGCGGGGGTAATGCCGGTCATGAGGAACTCACGATCCTCGGCGTTCATGTTGGGGAACGCGACCTGCACCATCGGGTTAGTATTGCGTTCAATGCGATTCTTGAGCCAAAGAGCGATGGCAATTGGGTCGTATTCCTTGGTCGCCAGCTTGTGGGTCCGCACCTTGCTATTGAAGATGCAATGGCGAGTGACGTAGATATTACCAAACCCATCCGTCGTTACGTTGGTGTATTCGTCTAGGGGGATTCGCATGTTGCTCTCCGTGTGATCGACCAACAAGTATACCACACGTACGTGCCGCTGTCAATATACCAATGTGATAAACAAGACTAAGCCGAGGGCAGCCGCAAGTATGATGACAGCCCAACCAACTTCGTCTATCTTATGTTTCATTTGAGCTTATCTTCCTTGCTAAGTGGGACCACCACCCAATAGAACTTCTTATTTCTATTAGGCGTGTTGTCCCAGCAGCGCTTCGCTGTATGCCAATACAGCCATGCCTTCGGCCAACGAGCCTGAGCTTCAGCCTTCGTCATGCATACGAGCGGGGCCGCTTCAGTTTTTATTATTGAGTGTGTCCATAGTAGACTGGTACTCGCGATCAAGATGGCGAGGCTGCTCATCGCTGGCTTCATTCTCTTCTACCTCTTTTATAAAAGGCGCGGCGGGCACTTTGAATGCGCGGAGCATGGCCTGGAAGGAAATGAATAACGTCTCATACTTCGCTCGTTCCGCCACCGCCTGATCGCGAACAGCCATCATCGAAGCCATGCGGCTTTCCATATCGGTTAGTTGGGACTTCTGAGCTTCCGCCACCACTTTCAAGGCGGCCATGTCGCTCCTTAGATGAGCAATTTCGCCCATCAGCTTGTCGCGCTCAGCCGACACAAGCTGGTAGTGGGCCAAGCCCGCTTCGACCGCTGCCTTTCTATCTGCCGGGAGTGATTCTGTGGTTGAATTTCTCTTACCGTTGTCTGCCATTTTTCACCTTTTCGAATGTGATCTTTACCAGATCGCCTACTTTGAACTCAGGTTCGTCAAAGCCAATGTGTAAAGCCTCGTGCGAACCTTCTAGCAGCATGAAGTACCCTTTGTCTTCGTCGTAGAACTTAGCTTCCTCACCCAATCCGCTGTGATAAACTTGTTTCATTCTTCTTTCTACGGACACAACCTTTGCGAATATCGTGTATACAGTCATCACAAGTCCTCGGGCGAAATGCACCCCTCCTTCTTCCACTTTATTTTATCTATATTTTCTATCATCATTTTCTTAGCTTTTTCTATGTCTGGACCTACCTTTATAAAGTAAGCTTCTTCCAGTGATAAAAGAAGGTCTAAAAGCAACACATTCGATGGCATACTCGGCTCTTTTATAACAATATCTGTCACACGATCTAATAATTCCACCATCGCATTATGGCGGATATAATTTCGCGTATAAAGCATCGCTCTTTTTACGTCTTCTTCTGGCCTCCAATTCCATTCATCCCGATACAGACAACCAAATAAGGCAGCCTCTCTTACAAGGTTCTTTTCTTTCATCGACAGCGCGCCAGATTTCTTCTTTAATTCGAAAATGGTGAGCACTCGATCTATTTCTTCTTTAGTTGCCATATTACCTCCTGTGAATAGGACCCCGGTGGGAGGGGAACGGAGAGAACCCATCACCACCGGGGCGGCCAAGCGCGAATGGGCACGCGCTTGGCCTATTGCAAGGACTCCATCATGAAGCCCAATTGATCGAGGGCAAGGATGCCCCCGCGCGGAACTGTAACGATTGGGTGGTAATTCGTCCATTCCGGACAGGTTCCACACCAACCGGTGTAGCAGATAGACTCTACAAAGTCATCTTGGGTTACGCCTGCGACGAGTGACGCAGCGAATAGATCAAGGTCCTTCAGTATCTGCATCACATGGAACTCGCCATCCTTGATCGCCACTGAATACTGATCAAATCGCAGGAATTCGTCGGGCGCATGGTAATCCGCTTTCACCCTCATTTATTGTTCTCCCACAAGATGAACGCCGCTGAGCACAGGATTATCATAGCCGCCACGTCTAAGTGTCGCAGCAGGAACGATCCCATTTCAACAGCGAATATGAGGGCCAGGTAGGCGAATATAGCTGCCCAAACAGTGTAGCCAACCCAAGTAACCGAGCGCACGGCTTTGACTAGTTCGTGCGCTACCTTTTCCAGGTTTTCTTGTTCGCTCATTTCGTTCTCCGTTCGTCCACGCGTAGCGGTGGACGTCGGTAGTATAGCACACGGCGCGCTTGTTGTCAAGTATCACTTCACATGTTCCGGGGATAAAGATAATTGCTTCGCGCCTGGAATATTGGAAACCCACTTGACAGCCAACCCACGGCGTGGTAGAGTTGGGGTCCGGTCGATCAACGACCGCGATGGAGAGCGAAATGGCAAAGCGAAAGCGTAAATACAAGGCAGACGATGAAGAACTCGCACAGATCGAAGCTGACCGCTTGGAAGCACATGGCGAAGGAGCTGTGGCCGAAGACGTGCGCACGGAGAGCGCTCCGCCTGCGGAAGTGGAGGCGAACACAGAGGAGGGTGAACCTTCACTGAACGAAGTGGACGCCGCCGAATTGGCCGCCGAGGCAGAGGTGGAAGAGGACAACAAGCAGAACAATTCGGTTGTCGCCGCGAAGTTCAAGGACAAGTACCTGGCGAATGCGAGGGCGGCGGGGATCAAGGGCAAGGCGGCCAAGCGGTCGAATTGGGACTGGCTCTCGCAGCAGATTGCTGCGGCCTGCTTGGGTGAGAAGGAGAAGATCCGGATCGACGACTTCCGCGCCCTGCTCGACGCCAATGGTGTCGATCATTCGCGCTGGACCAACCGCAACAAGGGTTGGGAAGGCCGGTTCAGAATGACCGGGCGTGTCGCGCTGCAGAAGGTGGTGGCGAACGCTGGCATCTTGAAGATGGGAGACGGACAGGACGTTACGGCTCCGCCTGAATTCGTCGCGCGCTTCAAGACCAAAGAGTAACCCAAATACAACAAATCCGCCGGTCCCGAAAGGAGCCGGCGGATTTTTCGTATCTAAGCTACCACTGTTCGACGCCGCCTGAGTTCTCCCAGAACTTGGCGTGTTCCTCGGCCGGGGCCAAACCGTAACTCTCGCCAGCGAATGCGTAGTTGTATTCCACGCTCCCGTCCCGAATCGCTTTGGCGACTTCCTTACAGACTTCCTCAGGGATTTTCGCCCCGTCGTTGGTCCAGGAGAAATCGGCTGTGTTCACGCCGTGTTGCTTCACGAAGTCAACAAACCAACTCCAGCCTTGCCAATTGTAACGGGATGCTTCTCCGTTCTTGGCTAGTAAGTCCATTCCCATTTACGCCTCCTCTTCCTGGTATTCGCGGTACCGCTTGTCCTGCGTGAACTTCACCTTGGCCTCGAGTTCGCTGCCCGCCCAACACATAAGGCCAAAGTGCCTCCCATTGGTTGTGGCCCTTACGTCGGTGAGCTTGCCGTCGCATTCCAACCAGCCCGCCGTTTCCCACCCGTTGTCCATGTCGGACTTGAATAGGTCTTCGGGGTCCCAACGCATCACTTCGTTGGTCAGTTCGTCCCACGTGTAAAGCTGGTTCATTCTGCCCTCCCCCACATTTCCTGATTTTCCCAGTCTGTGTCTTCCAGTTCGCGGTCGGTGCCGTCCTCTTCCACACCGAACAACCAATACCGAATGGGCGGGTATTCGGCCGCCTCGGCCAGTTGTTCTTGTTCTATCTTCGTCATTCCTTCCAGGGAGAAGAAGCGGCCCTCCTCGCCCCATTCCAGCGGCCTGCCTCGGTCTTTTACGCACCAGGCTTGCGCCTGTTCCACGGTGGGGAAGTTCTTTGGCTCCTCGCCCGTGGGGTCGCCCAAATTATTGAGCTTGAGTACTCGAACTGTCATATTATTACTCCTTCCTCTACTCCTTCGAAGGTGTTGATGAACTTCTCGAGGGCGTCCCCGTCCCGTAAAGCCAAATAGTAAAAGACGGTTCCCATGTCCTCTTCGCTCGGGGCTTCCACGTTGGTGTAGAAGCGCCCTGCTAGTTCCAGCAGGCGTTGCGTTAGTTGTTGGTATTCACTCAGTTCGGGTTCCATTATTCCTGTCCCTTGAGGTGGGCTTCGATCTTCTGCTCCTCGCTCTCGACTTCGATCGCGACGTGCTTGTCGGTGTCGCACCTTCCGGTGCGAGAGACTGCCCAAGAAATGTCCCCCGCGTCCAGTTCCATGATTTCCGCAGCGCTTTCTAGGCTGCATTCCATCACGGCCAAAGCCTGCTTAGTGATGACGAAGTACTTTGTCATTTCGCTCTCCTGTTCTGCGCGCCGCCCGGCGCGTGGGGGGATTGGAACACAGCGCGCGGTCCGTGTCAAGGTGTGTTTCGACGTTCAGGCAGCGAAAATGACGACCTTGGTAAGGGCTTGCTGACGGCCAGGAAGTATTTAGAAAGGTATAAAGTAGTGCAGCAGCGTATGAAGCGTTTTAAGCGAATTGCTGAGGACCTTTGAATACACTACGTACCCCGGATTTTTACTCTACTAACATACGTTTCTTTTTCCCCGCCCCCCGCTACACGGGGAAAATTGGTGCTGGGAAAACATTGTACAATAAAACATTGTAGGGGGGTGTGTGAAAAAGGGGGGCGGTGTGGGCCGCTGTGAACGGGATACGTAGGTTGGTAGAGTAAAAATCCGCGTACGCTGCCTCGGGGCCATTCTACCTGTTGTTTGGCTTTCCGCGCGCGCTGCGAAGCGCCTCGTCGCGCGGCGAACTAGGTTCCACCCTTCTACCCCGCTTTGGCTTACGTGCGAAGCTTTTCGCAACGGGAATGTGGAAGCAGTACTTGACGAGCGCCGCGCGCTGTGTTACAATTGGGGGTCAACAATGGAGAGCGAAAATGGTTCACGATCACTTCTTGGCGGCGGGCGAAATTTGGCGGGCTTACTTCGCGGGGAAAATCAGTTCCGCTGCGCGTGAGAACGCGCTTCGCCCGCTGCGCGCCGCGCTTGCAGCTTACGGGGCGAAGTAAGTAGAAGCAGACGGCCCCGGCGGAATCGTCGGGGTCGTTCTGTGCTTCGCTTACGGCGAAAAGTTTCGTTAGAAGTGCCCCGGCGCTTGCGCGCCGGGGCTTCGTGCTTCGCTAGGCTGCTTCGTACTCGCCCTTGGCTTCGATCGCTTCTACCATCGCTTCTGCGGTGGCGAAAGCGTCCTTCGCGCCCAGCGCTTCGGCCGCTGCTACGAAGGTCGCGAAGCAGCGCTTCGTGCCTTCGGCTTCCACCACCACAGCTTCGTTCTCTACGTACACTTTCGTCATTTGTTCGCTCCTTTGTTCGCCGTCGCTCTCCGACGGCACGCGCAGTTTAGCACGCCGCGCGGCGCTTGAAAAGGTGGGGCACCCGGGTGGGTTTACGTGACGCGCTGCCGCAGGGCAGAAGCGCTTCGTTGGAGCGCGAATACAGAAAAGCCCCGGTGCTTGCGCACCGGGGCTTCGTAGTTTCGTGGGTTCTAGTCTTCGTCTGCTTCGACGTGGATCGCGACGAAGGTTTCGGTGTCGCACCTGCCGGTGCGCCTTACGGCCCACGAGAGTTCCTCGCCGCCTGCGTCCAGTTCCATCAACTTCTCTGCTTCTTCTGCGGTGCAGCGCTTGGTTTCGAGGGTCTGTTTGTTTGTTACGAAGTACATTGCTGTGTTCCTTCTGTTTCGAGGAGGGAGGCGGGGCCTTGCGGCCCCGCCCTGTTCTCTAGCGGGCGAACTTCGCCACCCACTCGGCGGGGGCTTCGAGCGTCTCGCCGTCTGCCGTCTGGAGCGTCCCGGCTTCCGCCACTACGCGCTGGAGGGCGAGGCGTCCTGTCATTCGGAGCCTGCCTTCCCAGCCCTTGCTCCGGTTCGTCCACTTGCTGTGGTCCACGCCGTTCGCGTCGAGGAGGGCGAGGAGCCTGTGGACGTCCAGCCGGTCCTTCTCGTCGAGGACTTCGCCGGCCAGTGTCTGGGCCAACCAGTCCCAGGAGGAGCGTTGCGCGGCCTTGCCGAGGCCTTGGGCTGCGGCTCGCGCCGCGTAGCGCTTCTTGTACTTCGTCCCGACCACCGAGTTCCGCTTGGCGTTGTCGGCTGCCACGTCCGGGTGGACCAAGGGGCCGAAGGCGTCGTCGGGGTCGGCGTGGACGGCGGGGCCAAAGGCCTCGTCGAGGGTGGCTTCGAGCACCGGGGCCTCTGCGTGTGTCTTGCGTGCCATTGTCGTCTCTCCGTTCGGGGAGGGCGGCCGCCTCGCGGCCTCGGCCCCTCCCACAGCTCGCAGTCTACCACGCCGCGAGCGCGCGCGCAATGCGGCGCGCTGTCGCAGCCACGGTCCTACACTCGGACTTCTGTCCTACAACTTAGGACTTCTGTCCTAGGTCCTTCTTCCTAGGACTTCGTTCCTAGCTTCGCGAACCCCCCGACCTCCGGCTCGATGAAATCGAGCCGGAGGCGGGACCCGTTTCGGCGCGCAACGCACTTCAGCCCGCGTACGGTATATATCGAACCCTCGAACATCACTTCCAGCACCCCCTGAACATACCTATAACCTTGACACTAGTGCCCGCGCGTGCTACACTTCCGCATCCATCTATTTGGGAGGATATTCGCTATGGGCGCATTCGATTCGCTTTTAGACACCTCAGACCTCTCCCCAGGTGATATTGGCTATCTCTTGATAGACACAGATGGTGCCCCACTTTCGATTCAGAAGGCTGTTCCCGATTTGGGCGTTTTGGCTGCTCGCGTCTATTATAACCCGCTCCTTACGCCCCCGGACACCAAACTGGTCACATTGGCTGGCGCGGAGGTCACTTCGCCCATACAACCAACCCCTGATTTTCGCTTCGTTATGCACGTGTAATAACACAAGGAGGCACAATGGCTACGCAAGGCACAATGGCTACGCAAGCAAAGACAATCCCCGCCCCAACAAATCCCAAAGAGGCGGCAACGAAGGAGAAGTACGAAATCGCGCGCGAGAAGTTGATGGAAGATATTAAGAAGAAGCGCCGCGCTTCCATCTCCCAGTTCCATTTGGGTCCGTTCGACGGGCTCACCGACGCAATCCCGGATATCGAGTCCGGGGAAGACGTATGGATCGTTTTGGATGACACCGGCACGCCGATTTCGGTGCAGCGCGAAGCACCTGATCCCGGTGTCTCATGTTGCCGTGGGCACATAAACGATCTCTATGACAACACAATCCACCACCTCGTGACCAACACGGGTGCGGAGCTTTGGCCTCCGGTCGCGTCACGGCCAGAAGTGCGATTCGCTACGCCGGTTCCACCACCCCCGGAGCCACTGTCGCGGGGCGGCGAGACACAACGGAAGGAAAGATAACTGGACGACGACCACGTACCTTCTGACCTGGCGGCCTTACCGACCATGCCATATTCGGAAAGGCCGCTCGAACTTCCACTGGACGTGGAAGAATGTAGAACTGCTATTTGGATGGCCTCCGGCAATATTACGGAGGCGGCGAAGCTATTAAAAATAACATCAATTCGGTTAAGAGCGTTCGTTAGGAAATCGCCCTACTTGTCGGCAGAAGTACAAGAAGCCGCCGACAGGATGGTTGATATAGCAGAATCAAACGTCCTGAACGCGTTGACGGACGAATTAGATCCTTCTCGGCGCGACACCATGAGCAGATTCGTGCTGTCGAATATAGGGAAGCATAGAGGATGGGGAGCGGGCAATTCGGCGGGAATTAATGTGAAGAATTCGGCCGGCGGAACCATTATCGTGCAATGGGCTGACGGTACTTCTATAGGGCCAGAAACAAAGTACCAAGAAACAAGAGAAACGGAAGGCGAGGTAATAGAAAATGAGCCAGCAACAGACGCAGCATGAAGGACATTCTTTGGGTGCGCATCGCGTGCGCGAGAGCTTTAACCCGAGCCAAGATTCGCTGGTCGATAAGGTGAAGCGATATTCCGCTGACCTGATCGATCTCTGCGAGGAACACAAACATCTTGATCCAAGGCTGGCCGCATTGGCTCAGACGGCGTACGAGGAAGCCGCGATGTGGGCGGTGAAATTGGTGACCACGCAGAAGTAAATACCAAGAAGTAGGCATCAAGAAGTAATAGGAGGAAGCTATGACGCTAGGGTTTATATTCTGGTTCATCATGCTTCTATGGCTATTATTCGCTATAGCTTGGAATCAGGGCTGGGGCAACATCGGCACTTACGGGCCGCTTGGGAACAGCCTGCTTCTATTCATACTGTTCTTGCTGCTCGGCTGGAAGGTGTATGGATTCCCCATACACGGATGACGGTGTAGAATGGCGCAAGCGGCACTTAAAGAAGAGGAACCCCCACGGATAATCATTCCGTATGTGCCGCGCGAGCACTTCAAGGCCCTACATAATTCGGTGGCGCGATGGATATTCACCGTGGCCCACCGACGAGCAGGTAAGACAGTCGCGCTGTGTAATCAAATCATTCGGAGGGGCCTGGAAAATAACCGGACTTTCCCCCCACCCCGTTATGCATATATTGGCCCTAGCTTCGCGCAGACCAAGGACCTGGTTTGGGGATACTTTAAACATTACACCAGCGTGTTGCCGCGCGTAAAAGTATCGGAAGGCGACCTGCAGATTGTTCTACCAAATGGAGCGATGATAAACCTATACGGAGGAAGTGCCGCTTATGAGAGAATGCGTGGACTCTACTTCGATGGAGTTGTTGCTGACGAGTATCCTCTGCTTAACCCTAGTATGCTTGGCAGCGTCATTCGTCCTTGCTTGGCAGATTACCAAGGATGGGCGGTCATTTCGGGTACTTCGAACGGAGACGACCATTTTCACGAGCTTAAAAAACGCGCTGAGAAGGAGATAGCCGAAGGCGGAGGTAAATGGGATGTATTCAGCATACCCATCGATCAGACGGAAGGAGCGCTCGCCCCTGACGAAGTAGCTGAAATGCGGAAGGACATGACGAGCGATGAGTTTGCTCGTGAAATGATGTGTTCTTTCGACGCGCCGATCGAAGGCTCTTATTACGGCGAAGTTATGAACGATATTCAGATGGCGGGACAAATTACGGGAGTCCCTTATGACCCCAATTCGCTGGTTTATACTTCGTGGGATTTGGGCATTGACGATGAAACTGTCATTTGGTTTATGCAGCGTTGTGGTAGGGAACTACATGTCATCGACTATTACGCCAATACCGGAAAGGGCCTGGACCACTACGTTGCTCAGATAAAGTCTAAGCCTTACGCCTATGGATGCCACGTTCTACCCCACGACGTCAAAGCACGGGAATTAGGTACCGGAGTATCGCGGAAAGACGTTCTAGATGCGATGCTGCCCAACATATTCATCTGTCCCGACCACAGGCCGGAAGACGGGATTAGCGCGACACGCGCTGCTTTAAGAATGATGTGGTTCGACAAGGTGCGCTGCGAAGCAGGAATAGCGGCGCTGCGGGGTTATCACAAATCGAAAATTGGGAAGCCCCTCCATAATTGGGCTTCGCATCCTGCGGATGCTATGCGAATGGGCTGCGTGGCGATGAATATGATAAGACCGATGATAGGCGGCAACAATGTCATCGGGATAGGCGAGGGTGCGTTGAAAAGGAATTTGAAGCGCCTAAATAATGGGGCGCTGAGGAGAAGAAGATGAACTACGCAAAACCCGGCTTGCCGCAGGATGCTTCCGAGATAGGTTTAGCCTCTCTTGAGAGAGTGTTCAGTAATGGCTCCGTGGGTGGTTACGCCGATGCGGAAACCGAGGCAGAGGACTCCGATAATTCTGATTACGCCGCAACCGTCCGGGAAATGATCGACGATGCGAAGAGTTTTGAGGATAGCATTCTAGCGCCGGATCGCGATGAGAATTTACATTATTTCTACGGCGAATACCCCCCTCCGGAAGGCGAAGGAAAGTCAACGGCGGTATCCACGGATTTCCGGGATACCGTTATGTCCATTCTGCCGTCCCTGATACGTATTTTCACATCCTCCGAAAATACCGTGAATTGTAAGCCGAACCATAAGGGACAGGAAGAAATGTCCCGACAGTGCACGGACTATCTGAACTATGTATTTTGGGAGGATAATCCAGGTTTTCTGATCATCCACGATATCATCAAGGATGCCTTGCGGTGCAAGACGGGCGTCGTTAGGTGGGAAACGGATAACGACGAGGAAGTAACGGAGCAGGAATTCTCCAATGTAACTCAGGAGCAAATCCAGCTGCTCGTGAGTGAGAATCCGAGCATCGAAGTGACCGATATGGAACCCGATCCGATGATGCCGGGGGTTCTGAAATCTCTCCGGGTGCGCTTCACTAAGTCGAAGCCCATTCTAAGAATTTTCTCGGTGCCTTTGGATGAGTTCCGGGTGTCCCGGAAAGCCAAAGACGTCGACAATGCCCCTCTGATTGGTCACGATCAGATTGTAAACATATCCGATCTAGTAAAGATGGGCTACGATCTGGAGGAATTGAAGGAACATCTTGGCGCGACACCCGACAATGCCGCCGTGGATCGTGTGTTCAGGAATAGAGGGCTGGACGAAGGCGATGTTACCGATAAATGGGATATTCGGTACGGGTGTTATTTTATTCGTATCGACAAGGACGGTGATGGAATTGCTGAGCTACGGAAGATCAGTACCATCGGAGATAATCACCATGTCATCAGCGACGAAGTGGTCGAATACGCAAATTTCGCTGTGTGGTGTCCTGATCCTGAGCCTCATACTCTTGTCGGCGATACTCCTGCTGATCTAGTGAAGGATATCCAGGAAATTAAAACCAACATGCTTCGCGGCTCGCTGGATTCTCTTGCGCAGTCCATTTGGCCTCGTACGGTTTTCAACCAGACCATAACGAACACCGACGACGTTCTTAATGACGAGGTTGGTGCTCCTATTCGCACTACCGGTTCTCCGTCCGATGCGGTTATGTCCATAACCCACCAGTTCGTTGGTCAGCCCGTCTTCGGCATGTTCCAGATAATGGAGCAACTCCGACAGTCTAGGACGGGTATTTCGGATGCCTCGAAGGGTGTCGATCCCCGCGCGCTGCAATCTACGACGCTTACCGGCGTCGATGCGATTGTTCAAGGAGCGCAAGAGCGCATCGAACTGTGTGCCCGCATCCTCGCTGAAACTGGTATGAAGCAGCTGTATAAGGGGATGCTGCGGGAGATAGTCAAGTACCCCAATCAGGAGCGCACGATACAGCTTCGAGGGAAATGGGTGAATGTCAACCCATCCACATTCGATCCTACGATGCGCGTAAGCGTCAATCCGACCCTCGGGAAGGGTTCGGACATGACTCGGCTAATGATTCTACAGGAAGTGAAGGCAACCCAAACCGCCGTTATGACCCAATTCGGCGTGGAGAATCCTCTTTGCGGTGTCCAGGAGTTCCGAAATACCCTTGTGGACATATTGGCCATCGCGAACGTAAAGAACATCAGCCGCTATTATCGCGAGATTGATGAGGAAACTATCAAGAAGATCGCTGCGACACCGAAGGAGCCGGATGCGGCTACTCTGTTGGCTCAGTCCGCGATGGAGAAGAATCGCGTGCAGATGGCGACCGAGATATCCAAGTCGAACTTCGAGGATCGCAAGCTGCGCGTCGATGACGATTTCCGCCGCGACGAGATGATTGTCAAGGGAATCCTCGATGCGGCTAAGATCGAAGCGCAATTCATGGTTGATGTTAATGAGGCGGAATTTGAGAGTGAAAATACACCAATTCCTATGGCGGAACCACAGCCGCTTCCAGTACCAGAATACGCGCAACAGTTGATGGGTATAGCGAATGGACCTAGAACGGCAATTGATACACAGCCTGAATCTCAATTCGTTGGACCACAAGCGCCTATCCGATCTGGAAGTGGAGGAGCGGGCGGCGGAAGCCAGGGTAATCCTCAATAATCCTGTATTTAAAAATGCTTTAGAGGATGTATATTCTAGGGCGCTGGGAACACTATTAAACGCGGATGTAGGTAGCTTGACAGCCGGTACGGCCCATGCTAGTATAAAGGCCGTTCGTGACGTACAGAAGCAATTAGAACAGTACGTTGCAGATAAATTAATGCGCGACAAATTTAGTAAGGGGAATTCTAGTGGCTGACGGACTAGAAAAAGCGGCCGAAGCATTCGATGCTGTGATGAAATCAGAGCCTGGGAGCACCAAGGCTCCTAGCAAATCTGTCGACCGCAACGAAGGTCCCCAGGAAGTTCTTTTCAAGAATACTGGCAAGCTGGACGATGACACCGAGCCGAGAGGCGGCGGTGATGATGAACCCGATCCGGAGGTTTTGATTTATGAAGACGACGATAAAGCCTCCCAAAAAGGTCCAAGGAATCCTGGCGAAGGAGATGACGAGGATAGCAAAGGCGACGATGCCGACGACGATGATTCCGGAGCCGACGATAAGGATGATTCCGGGGAAGAAGAAGGCGAAAGTGCTGTCCTTTCACAAAAAGTTGAAGTCACCGTCGATGGGGAGCCTGTAGAAGTAACAATAAAAGAGGCCCTCGAGGGTTACGTTCGCACCGAGACATTCCATCGGCGCTTGAATCAGTTGGACGAGGCGAAGAAGATTGTTCGTCGCGCTGCCGCCGATGCTGTTCAGAATTACGAATACTCCATGAACGTTGCGCGTCAGATGGAAGCGCACATGGAGCAGATGATTCCCAAGGAGCCTGATTGGGACGAGGAATTCAAGAAGGACCCGGTTAAGGCCAGGGACCTTCAACGATATTACGAACAGGCAAATGGCTTCCGCGCTCAATTACGCGGGCAGCTGAGGGAAGCCCTCGAAAAGCAGAACCAATCCAGCATGGTTCAGACGCAGGCATTCGCTGAGGAGGAGAATGCCAAGTTTGAGGCCATGAACCGCAAATACTGGACGGACCCCAAGAGGAAGGTGAAAGACTTACAGTCGATGCGCAAGACTGGCATATCGGCGGGGTTCTCTGAGGATGAATTGTCGCAGGTTTACGACAGCAGGATGCTGACAGTTCTACTGAAAGCGTCCAAGTACGATCGAATGATGGCTGCTAAGCCCAAGCCAGTCGTTCGGCCGCAAGGCAAGCCGATATCTCCGGGAGCGGGAAGCGCTAAGACGCGTACGGCTCAGAAGGGAGTTACTCCGGCCATGAAGAGGCTCAACCGCACAGGCAGCATGGAAGATGCTGCTGTTGTGTTTGATCAGATCATAGCTAGGAGCTAACCATGGCAAAAGTTGCAAGTGCCTTCACTACGTACGATGCGAAGGCGAACAGAGAAGACCTGTCGAATTCCATCTACAACATCGACCCGTTCGATACTCCTGTCATGTCGATGGCCCGCCGAAGGAACGCCAAGAATCGTACCTTCGATTGGCAGACCGAATTCCTCCCCGCCGTCGATCCGAACAACGCCCAACTCGAAGGCTTCGAGCTTGTCCGGATGGCGTCTCAGCCGACTGCTCGCTTGACTAACGTCACTCAGATTTCGAAGCGCGATGCGACCGTCACCGGCTCGCAGGAGGCTTCGGATGCCGCTGGCAAGGGCTCCGAAATGGGCCACCAGATGGCTATGGCTTCCAAGGTCCTCAAGTCGGATTTGGAGACCATTATGTCGGGTCGGCAGGAGCGCAATGACGGCGCCGATGCTACTGCTCGTAAGACCGAAGCTATCGCTCATTGGCTCGGCCGCGCTACGGACAAACTGGCGGCGGTGAACGGTGCTATCGCGCCGGGTACCGTTACTGTTGGTCTTCCGACTACCCCGACTACCGCTTTTACCGCCGTTGCTGGCGGCTCCCAGATCGCCCTCACCGAACAGATGCTTGGCGATGCTATGCAGAAGGCGTTCGCCAACGGCGCGAAGCCGGACAACTGGGTTGTTCCTCCGGCGATCAAGCGGACGGTGAGCACTTTCGAAGGTCGCGGCATTTCGCAGGTTCTCGTCGGCAAGACCGAAGTGGTTGCGACGGTGGATATCATTGCCACCGATTTCGGCCGCGTCAAGGTCATGCCTTCGCTGTGGATTCCTGCCGACGTCGCATTGCTACTCGATGCGGACTTCCTCGCGGTTTCGTTCTTCCGCAACTTCCGTCAGTTCCCGATCGCCAAGATTGGCGATGCGGAGACTCGTTTGATCGTTGTCGAATGGGGTGTCGAGATGCGGAATCCGCTCGCGCACATCCTGTTCAACGGCGTCAAGCAGGGCGCTGTCATTACCTGACTCTTCTTTGCTGGCGAAACTCCGTCCCCTAAGTCGGGGACGGCTTTTCATAGGAGAAGTGTATGCCTCCGCGTAGCGAAGCTCAGCGGCGTGCAATGCGTGCTGCTGCATCTGGCAAGTCAACCATAGGCATCCCCAAAAAGGTCGGAAAGGAGTACTCGAAGTCCGATCCGGGCGGGAAGTTGCCGAAACGCAAACGCAGGTAGTCATGAACGATCATATGAAGTTGTCGCCTGCAGGTGCAAACCTGATCAAGGCATTCGAAGGCTTACTTAAGAAGGTCGACGCCAACCATTATACCTCTTACAAGTGTCCGGCCAATGTCCTCACCATTGGGTGGGGACACACTAATCACCATGGCAGACAATTCAAGGCCGGTGATATTTGGACGAGGGACCAATGCGACGAAGCTTTCCTCGAAGATATGGTGGGCTTCGAAAAAGATGTTAAGCGGTTGGTGAAGGTCGAGCTTACACAGTATCAATTCGATGCGCTGGTCAGCTTCACTTATAATTGCGGCGCGGGAAATTTTCAGAAGTCCACCTTGTTGAAGAAGGTGAATGCAAAGGATTTCGTCGGAGCGGCAGCGGAATTCCGCAAGTGGAACAAAGGTGGCGGGAAGGTGCTCGCTGGATTGACGCGTCGGCGTGCTAGCGAATCGTTGCTTTTCCAGAATGTTCCCGATGCCGACTATGATGGGAAGCCGGACAAGGTGGTGAAGCCACCGGCAGATCCGATGCCGCAATCGGTGGACGAACCGGTAGATGCCTGAGAGGAAGAAGCCCACATCTGTATTTGATGCTCTCAAGTCAGACCTTGAAAGAGCCGGTGTTGGTATAGTAAATGCCGCATCCAGTATTCCCAGATTCGTTCAATCCCACATGCAAGAATACAAGCCAGGTATGTCTGTACAAGATATGCCCCAAACTATGGAAGTGCTGCCGGAGGCTGCCTCAACTATAGTTGGAACTCCAGGTGCTTCTGTTCCTGGGGTTTCATTGAATAGCGGCATTAAACTTCCTAAGCTTACAGGGGGCTATCGGGCAAATACACATCCATTAGAGACTCCCATTATTCGAAAAGGAGAAGATGAAGTAGGAACTCACTTTACAACTTCCCCGAATGTTATTGCTCAACAAAATGCCCCGTACCCTAGTTTGAGTAATTTAAGCGGGACAGTTGGGGCAGGCCCCAGAACTACGCCGATTGTAGCGGATATTAGGAACCCATTAAAATTTCCAACGAACCCCACAAATTGGGCGGATTCTGGCTCTGTGCTTGGTCCGTTAGAGATGGGGGTAGATATGGGCATGAAATTACCATTTCCTAAAGGCGTATTAAGTGGCATGCAGAGTATTGCTAAACAATCCGGCGGATTTAAGGAAAACTTGATCCCGTTGATGAAAGAGAAAGGTTATGATGCTATAAATTATCCTCAATCCCCAGGTGACCTTAGACTTCCGTTGAGTCAG